ATTTATTAGGTGCTCTAAGTAGCTTAATGGGATTAAGTAGATTGAATTACCATGAGGACAAAATAAAACCCGACAAGCTGCTACAAGGCTATAACAAACTTGTCGGGAAACCCGAAGGTTTAATGGAGCATACCGGACTGGACGAGTGCAGTACATGACAATAATGCTATAGATGTTATAAAATGTCAAGAAATGTTTTTATCTTGCGTAAAATTGAAGCTCACGGTATTATATTGGTAGAAAAAGGACGGAGTTTGCAGATGAAGTTTGATAAGTTACCAGATGATAAGTCCCCGGACTATTATGACATTTTACGAAAAAATTGTATTAAGGCATATAGTAAGCTTCTTAATAATTCAAAAGCTCTGGATATAAACAGAGTTTCAGGGAAAATGAGGATAACTATACTCGAGGACCCTATTTATAAGCAGGAGACACGTGGTATCAGGGCACAGATGGTGCTTAAAGAAATCGAGGATTTAGATAGAATTACCGGGCTTCTCAATAGTGCAATGGACGAATCAGATGAAGAGGAAGATGAAGAGGAAGAGGAGGAGGTTGATGTTAGAGGTCTTAGGAAGCGAAAACCTCCAAAGAAAACTGTAGTTAAGAAACCGGTAAGAAAAATAGATAAAGATTTTGTAAATATGCAACTTAAGACCTCACAAGTCAGGCGTGAGTTATTGGAGTTGGATAAAGTTGAAGAAGACAACGAAGATGCAAGCATTAACATATTCTTTTACGCGTGTACAAAAGAGGAGTTTGAAAAGATAGACACAGTAGAAGTGTATGAAGGAGATAAGGACGCTGAGCTTAATGATGAAGAAGATGCGGCTCTGCCGGATGTAATAAAGAATAGAAAGGGAAAGAAGAATGATGGCAAAGAACAGATTCTTATTGAGAATGAGGATTATATTGTGAAAGAAGACGGGACGATTGTGGAGATGTAGATGTTAAGAAAGAAGTTGTTTTTGCACCAAAGCTTATTTTTACAAGCCCCATTTTTATATGAGACGATAAGATTTTTTATGCTGGTCGCAGGATACGGGGCAGGTAAGTCAATCGGCATAGCGGACCTCTTACATTTATTGGTAGATAAGCTGAATGGGAAAAGAGACCTCGAAGGGCATAGGCCTACAATCGTGCTTGGAGGAATATCCAAAACGCATCTTGAGAACACCACGATAAAGTACATCATGCAGGACTATGAAAATGCTAAAGTGATCTATAATTACGACAAAAAGCGATACGTAATCCACGTGCTTGATGTTGACATCATTATCGTTTCTCTTTCTGACTACGAGAAAATTGCTGGGTTTGATGCGGTTGTCGGAATACTTGATGAGCTTGACGATCTTGGATCGTTGACCAATGCAGAAGAAGTAACGTACAAAGCATTCAAGGCTATGAATGAACGCATCAGACAAGTGGTCCCCGGATTTCGGGAGCCGTTCATGATGATGGCAACGACGAGCCAGGGGCAAAAGGGAATGTATAGGCTTTATACACACTTTAAGAAAAGGCATGTTGGGTATGTAAAGATACGTGGTAGAACGGAAGATAATACGACGTATGGAAAGAGCTATATCCAGGGGCTTCTTGACATCTATACGCCAGAGGAGAAGGCAGTATTTATGGATGGGGAGTTTTTGGCTATTTCTTCCGGGCAGGTTTTTCCAGCATTTGACTGGGACAAACATTATCTTGCGGATAGTAATCTCGATAAGCATATAAGAGACAATGAAGTTTTGTACTGGGGTCAGGATTTTAACCAAGGATACCATAGGGGAAGTATCGCTGTCATAAGGGAAGGAAGAATATTTTTCATAAAGCGTTATGAGTTTTCCGATATGACAGATGCGCCGAAGGTTATCAGGGCTGATTTTCCTGTACAGAAAATATACTGTGTACCGGATACTACGGGGAAAGATATTATAAGAAACTTTGTTAGGGAGCTTAAACGGTATAACATCAATATGATTTTTAGGGCGAAGAATCCTATTGTTGAAGATAGCGCGATGCTTGTAAACAAACTTATGCATACTGGAAGGTTATTTTTTACAAAAATGGCTAATGATACAGCGGAGGCGGTGGCAAGGGCACGAAGAGACTCAAACGGTGAAATACCAAAAGGGAAAGGGAAAGAATCACCAATTCATGATTGCGACTCTGTACGCCTTGTGTCATACTATATCACGACAACAAAGAAAGAGTTTAGGAGTATGCGGAAACTCATACTCCTACGGCATATAAAAGCACAACAGGATATGGAGGATGATTCAAGTATAGAGGAAGAAGAGGAAGGGTACTTAAAGCTTTCGGCTGATGTGCTTAATTAGGAGGATAGTATGGATTATAATTTTTGGAAGAAGATATGGAATATTATTAACAGGAGCCAGGTATCAACTGGCATGTATAGAAATGGGGCATTACGAATAAAAGATTCCAGAAGATTTCATGGTCTATCTATAAGCGCGCAGAAAGAGATAAATGAGATAATCGAAAATCAGCAGAAGGACCAAGCGCTTTTAACTTATGGGGAAGATGCGTTTGATACAGTGCAAAAGGTAAAGGATAGAGCTAACGAAATAGTGCCACATTTGCTGGATACGATTAAATCTGGCAGAAGTATTTTAGAAAAGTATAAAGTGCTAATGGATGAAAGAGGAGTAAAGACAGACGTAAATAGTAACGTTCTTGATGCATTCTACAATTCACAATCTATGCAAGGGGTTGAAGGGCAAGATGCAAATACGTTTGCCGGGACCACAAGGAACATATGGATATCACCTGGGGAAGTGGCAAGTATTTGTAGCCAAAAAGGTCTTGCGGAAACTATACTGCTTAAGAAAAGTATGTCGGTGAGGCTTAATGGGGTGAAGATAAAGAATCCGAAGCTAAGTCCTTCACAACTTGACGAGGTAAATGAAGCACTGGACAAGAACAATCTCGCGAAGGTTATCGCAGATTCACTTTATGACTCTCTTGCATATGGTGGATCGTTGGTGTTCCCATTTTTCAATAATGACAATCCTATGACGATGAACCTACCTATACCTACTTTATTGAAGCTTCAGGTAGTAAAGAAAGGATGTATAAACAGATTTGTAACACTGGATAGGTGGAATACGATGCACATTCCTAACTGGAATCCTGTAGCAAGAGACTACCTTAACCCGAGATGGTTTTATATTCCGTTCCTTGGGGCAAGTGTTAATGGGACAAGGACTGCAAGGATTGTCACCGCAAGACAACCTGGGTACTGGGGAAATATCGTCACTATGGGGTGGGGCATCAGTGATATCGTAGGATGGATACAAGCGCTGTACGATTATATGAGCATCGCGAGTGCTGTACCTACAATGATACAGCAGATGTCTTTACTTGTAAGAACTTTTGACATAAGTACAGCATTGGCTACAGGAGGCACGGTTTCTTTTGATGAACTTACTGAGGAAACCACTATGAAAACAAGGCAGGCTTCTACAAACAACCCAGTGTCGATCGATATGGTAGGAGACCTTAAGTCAGTCGACCGAAGGTTTACGGACGTTCCTTCTCTGTTCCGGCTTTCAAGGCAACATTTAGGGGCGTGTGCTGGGATACCTGAAGAGCTTTTGTGGTCGGCAGAGCGAGGGGCGTTTGCTTCCGGGGACCAGACTGAAGGCGCGCTTGAGAAGCAGTGGGAAGGGGTGAAGTATACTCACATAAGGACGGCAGATGATTACAAGAAAATAGCAATGATCCAGGTTATAGATGCACTTGGTGTAGGAAGGGATGTGATGAAAGCACTCCCTTACACAACAATTTCTTTTGAGAATCCTACAGTTGCGAATGCAGAGACAAGGGCAAAGGTAGCTGAGAGCTTGGCGAAATCTGCATTTGATTATGTAGCGGCCGGTTTTCCGGCGGATGCGGTTATGCAAATTATTAACTCATCGAGCCCAGATGATTTTGTGGTAAGGTCCAATCTTATTGAGGATTTGCAGAAACGACAATCTATCATTGACAAAAGGGAGGAAGAAAAGCATAATAAAGGAATGGAATTGCTTTCAGCACAAATAGAAAGTGCTAAAAAGGGAATTGGGGCCAATTTGCCGAGTGGAACAGGTAGTTCCGGGTACTCAAGACTTGAGCAGAAGAAAAAAGAAAAAACAAGAGGAACTGCGGCAAGACGTGAAGGGCTACAGAAAGCAAGGAATAAGGGAGTCAATCAAAATGGGTGATTTGACTAAAGATAAGCAAGCACCGATTGCGGTAAAGAAGGTTAATATAGCCAGATCAGGGATGCAAGTGTACACAGCGGATGAAATTGCTGCTCGTGGGCTTACTCCTAAAGTACCAGGTAAACAATTTTACATTGAGTATAGACCACCGGAAGTTTTGCTTAAGGCAAAAAACTTATTTAATTATGCATACCTTGTACCTGAGCACACTCCTGTTGATGTGGATTCGTCTAATTATAGGAATTATATGGTAGGGGTTATTGGTAATACTCCTGGTGTAGAAGTGAATGGGGATAATGAGATATTCATTACAAATGAAGTAGCTTTTTACGATAATGGTGCTTATAATGATTATTTATCTGGGAAGAAGGAAGTATCGGCAGGGTATAGCGCTGATAGTAAACCTGTTGATAACCCGGATGAAGTAGGGTATGATTTTATTATGCAAGAAATAAAAAGTGTGAATCATGTTGCTATGTGTGATACGGGTACTGCTCGTGCAGGGCATAATGCTCGAATATCTGATACAATGGTATTAAATCAGTTAGGAGGTAAAGGGATGGGTAAGACGGTTGCTGAACTTATCGGGTTGAAAAGAAGGCCTGTGACTTTTTCGGGTACCGTTTTTGACTCGTTGAACGAAGTCAAAAAGAATAAGTTTTCTGAGGATTCCGTTGCAAAAGAAGCCAAGAAGATCAATGATACGTTTCTTGCGAGTCTCGGGGATTCCAAGGAGAAAGAAACACTGAAGATGCAGATTGCGGATTGTTTTACGCATGTGGATTCGGTGTTGGAAAAAGAAAAAGAGATCGGGGCCACGCTTGACGAAGCTTACGACGAGTGTAAGAAGTCCGACAGAATTGTTGCTGATAGATTGGCAGCAAAAAAAGTATCTGATGAAGGAGCTGGTGCTGGTGGTGAAGAACTCGATGAGCCCGGTAAGAAGACAGATGATTCTACTGAAGGTCCAGAGAGTGCTAAGCAAACTGGCGCGGAGAGCATGAAGAAAGCCGATATTGAGAAGTTGGTTAAGGATACCGTGGCTTCTTCTGTACTGTCAAAAGAAGATGTTAAGAGCATTGTAATTGATGCGCTTAAGGAAGTTGGCGGGAAGGAAGAAAAGAGTATTGAGGATAGTGTAAAGAAAATCCTTAATATCCAAGGTGGGTCCTTAGTGGAAGATAGCTCCGAAGTTGATACGTTCGATTCGTCTATGTTGGATGATCTCGAAAGTGACAATATTTGGGGTCAGCAGTAAGGAGGAAGACATGGAATACAATGACGGTATTTTAGGGCTTACCGGCTCGGCCATTTGGAAAGGAGGAGACCTTACCAATGGAAAGTTGCTTAAGTCTCCACAGGCATATCATTACACGATTGGCTATTCGCAGCTGATTATTGAGGATGCGCTTATTAGTGCTGGGCATACCGGAGTTCCTTTTGGTGCTGCTGTATGGTACGATAGGCAGGCATCGATTAAATCAACAAAGCCCGGGGCTGTGTATGGTGGTATACCGACGGCCAGTGGCGCTGTACCTGTGCTCGCAGGGATTATGATTCTTGATGAAGCGCTTCTTACTGGGCAGCCTCTTGTAGGCCCAGAAGTTCTGCCTATGAACAAGGGTCGTATTGGTAAGCGTGGGTTTGTCATGTATAAACATGCGCTTAATGCCGCAGGAGATGATACCTTGGTATACGCGGATGTGAGTGAAACCATGTCTTTGTTTGTACAGAACTCTACTGGGCTTCCTGTTATGGCGGTTGGGACAATGCCAACGGTTACCATTGCTGCCCTTGATACTGCGACGGCAATTAGCGGCCTTAAGCCGGTGCTTGCGGATCATACGTATATTGGGAAGATTGTCAATCTTGAGCCAGAAAATGAAGCTTGGATCATCGAACTTGACTTCTAAGTCAGGTTTAGAAGTTAAGGAGGATTAAAATGCGTGGAACGTTATTAGATGCTTCGGCTCCGTTTCAGAGTTTTTCGGAAAAGTTTGAGCGGTTTATCGCGAATAGATATCCGGCAACTCTTGATAGTGGTGTGATCGAGAGCATTTCCATTGGTCGTACTTCGGATGCTGGCGTAGGTATGCGAGGTGGGTATCGTATAAATGGAGCCGGTGTGCAGAGTCGAGGGGATTACATTGAGATACCAGAAACGATGTTCCCGTCACACATGTTTGTGGATAAGGGTAACGCGGTGCCTACCGTTGTCTTTAAGGTAAGTGATGCTATGAAAGCGTACTCGAATGCGCAGGTGACAAAACTTATTGATAATGGTGTTGATAAACAGGAAGCTATTAAGAAAGTTCGTGATAGTATTCCTTTGATTGGGTATCGTATGCCGAAAGAGAACAAGTTCGTCATTACCCCGTATGTCAAACAGGTGCATGACAGTACGCTTTCTGGTATGCAGGTTCCTTACTGGAATGTATCTTGGATTAACAAGATTTTTGCACAGCCTTTTATTAAAGGGTATGCCAGGAACCTTATTTCAACGGTTGGTGTTCCGAACGTTTGGGCGGATGTTGTGGCTATCTTTACTGAGACCTTTGAGGGGTATGCAAGAATCTCGAACACTGCCAGGGGTAGTGTAGAACATAACGCATCTGCGACTGTGACCAACCGCATGCACCAGATTGTGTCCTACATGCTGAATATTGTTGTCGAGTATGAGACCGGGGCACAGGAAGGCATCATGGCACAGCAGAACGGAAACCCGCTTTCCGGTGTGGCAATTTCGCATAGGGAACGATACGCAAGGCTTATGATGGAGCTTGCGAACAATGCCTTTATTCTTTTTGGGGCGGAAGGAGGTGCGTTTGACGGGTTGTCACAGCTTACCTCTGAGGAGGTGTACTCCGGGACTCCGGCGGATGATATTTGGGCCGGTACATCTACCACTAAAGGTGCTGATGTAGTTGAGGCCTTGAATACCATTATCGGCAATATGCAGGAAGATATCAACTTTCTCGCAACTGACGTGCGTATCAATGTGTCACCGGTTGTGTACAAGGTGCTTAAATGGGCGATGCACTCGAAGATTTACAACCCTGCTAACCCTATGTCAGTGTTATCCAATAACTTTGGGGATACTGATATAATCATCAGCAATGATATGGTTAAAGGGCTCAGGGCCTCTATAGTTCCCGATCCTCTTTGCAGCGCAAATACTCCTTGGAACGCTAACGCAAGCGACCTGATGTTCATAACATTTCCTTCTGTCAAGTCGGCTTTGGAGGTTCCTGGTGAACTGAGTGATGTAGTATTTCAACCTACTGCTATCGAGAACTACATTCTTCCGACGTACCCGCAGAGAGACGGTCTTCTTCGCACAATGCTCAAGAGGGTTGGGGAAGTTGTGGCACCGATTACCGGGACTGTGAAAATTATTCGTGGGTTCGGAGAGCAGTAAACCATAATAGGAGTGTAGTGTATGAGTGATAAGCAAGTCTGGATTCGCAACAACAAAAATGCTTCTGTTGTTGTGAAAACGTCCAAAGGTGAAAGTGTCGGGTTTGACCGTATGACGGTGAGTAAAACCACTGGTCAGATTGAAAGTACTGGGTATACAAGTGTCAGTGAAGAGATATTTGAGGATTTGTATAAATCCTCAAAGATTTTTAAATCATTCATTGATAGTAGACAACTTGAGAAGTTTGATGAAGCGCCTTTGTCGGCACTTACTGCTACTCAAAGGAGTGCCCAGCTTAATGGGAAGTTGTCAAAGCTTGAAAAAGAGATTAAGGTTTTGGAGGACGAGAAAAAGTCTGTTGAAGAGAAAAGTGCAAAGGATATAGCCGAGCTTACTAAGCAGCTTGAAAAGGCAAAAGAGGATGTTGCTGATAGAGATACGGCTATTGCTGAGTTGCAAAAGCAGGTGGCGGTGCTGACGGCAGAAAGTGAGCAGAAGAAGCAGTCGAAAAAGAAATTGAGCGATGCTTCGTAATTTGTGTAGCAGGTGATAGGAGTTTTATATGTCTGAAGCAGTATTTGATGGTGGAGTTCCCGCGCGTCTTACTGTAGAAGAGTTTAGACGCTATCACCTGCAATCTTTTCCTAAGTTGGCCGGTGGGTCAAAAGATGAGGTTATACGCCAGGCAATAGAAGATGTATACGCAATGTTTGCCGGGGTTGCAACTTTATGGGATACTGAAGAGCGTTATACCTGGTATAAGAAGACTATTACGTGCTATAGGTTTCTTACAGCCTGGTATATTGCTGATTTATACCCTATGCTAACTTCAGGTGTGACAGGTACCGGTGGGGTACCAATATTACGTAAAAAGATAAATGGTGTAGACATTACTTTTGACAGGCAAGGTGCAAGTAGTGATTTATTGACGGAGCTTAAAAGTAACCAGTTTGGTATGAAAGCGTACCTCATGATCAGAACTGCGCCTAAACGATTTAGACTGACATCAGCAAGATTTGTTTAAAGGAGAATAGTATGAGTGGTATGTATTTTTCAGTGGTTCATCCGATAAAAATTGCAGGAAAACTTTATAGGCCATCTATTTGTTACCCGGTAACTGATGCACTTAAGGCTACTATTACGAAATTGGCTCAAAGTAATCTTGTTGTCATGTATGACTATAAAGTGCGCTTTGTGTCTGGAAAGCCTTATGCAGTTGAAGGTCTTGAAGCGAAAGCAAAACAGGCCCAGAAAGCTCTTGATGAGCAGAACGCAAAAGACAGAGCTGCGAAGTATGGCAGTATTACTAAAGTAGATGAGACATCTGAAGAGGTAAAGAGTAGCACAGCAAAGAAGAAATCTACCAAGAAAGCGGAGTTTACGGAGTAAAAAGATGCCGATTTATGGTGAGATGCTGGCATATTTTCCTGAGCTTGTGCAACCTCACGTTGTGTACACGATGAGACCTCAGACTATTGGAGGTTACGGGCCGCATGAGAAAGAAAGGAAAGTGAACGGTATTTTGCTGCTTATAACACCTGGTGCGATGGGATCGGAGAAAGGGCGTACAGAGCAAGAGCGTGGGGTGTTTTTTGTGCAGATTGATGCTGATACGCCTAAGATAGTCCAAGGGGACTTTGTTGACTATGAAGGTGTGCCTTATCTGTTAATGAAGCCTTCACATGCGGAAAATATAGGTGGGTTTATCCATTTCGTGCTGCATGAGGTTATTCCTCCGAATGGTACAAAATTATCAGATAGAGGTGTAAACCTTGGGGCCTATGAGCTATGAACCGGTTCTACAAAGCTCGAGATATGAAGCTAACTCGGTGGGAGAAGGCATTCGCTGACTCAAGCGATTATGGGGTTAACTTTCTTCTGCCTCTTATGAATGGGAAGCATACAAGGCGAGAAGCTGAGTATGGTAAAGTGCTTTCTATGGATAAGACTCACTCATACCAAATAACGTATAGTTTTAGCAACGCTGTCCGTAATAATATTTTCCCTGGCATATCTGGGGTACCTATAACGTATGGGGCTAAAGGATTTACATACCGAATGCTGTACGAGTTTTTATGTAACAGCTACAATAATGGGGTATACTTTATTGACACTTATTTCGAGTATATTTTTAGGCAAAGAGCTGTATTTGAACAATTTGACAGCATAGGGTCAGAGATAAGAAACTCGATTATTGCGGAATATAAACAACAGAAGAGTAGTGTACCAAAAAAGAAAGATGGTAGCCCGGATATGCGGTATAACCGTAGTAAAGATTTTAAGCGGTATAAGGCTTGGCAGGACCCTATAATAATCCAAAAAGTAAAACAAGTATCAGAGGCTATTCAACGGGATATTATAGTGTGCCTCTCTACGGGGAGAATACCATTAGCAAAGAGGTCCGTGTCGGATGAAACAATGCGTAAACGGGCAAGAATATCTGGTATGACAGGAAGTAAGTTTTTTTATGCATCAGGGCAGCTCATCGAGCATCTTAGGATTTTCATACACCTTGAAGATTTATATGAGGAGGCAGCATGAGCGGAGAAAAGACACCTGGCACTATAACATGGCAAGGAGTGACATTTGAAAGTGTGAAGAAAGCACTTACGGCAATGTATTTTTGGAAACCTGGTCTAAGCGAGCAAGAACAAGATAGGTACCTAAGCGCAAAAGAAAGATTTGTGGTGCCTATGAAGAGCAATATCGAAAATCCGCTTAGAGGCGGTAGATACGATACGTTTATTCAGTACTGGATTGACGAAATGGATAGGCTCACACAGGATCGAACGGTACATGCTAAGAATACTACGTACAAAACAGCCAGAATAAGTCTGAGATTTATAGGGGTGCAAGCCGAACTTTGGGCTGCTGCCTTTCATAGAGTTACAGCAAGACAGTCAGTTCATGATTTTTGGCTATTCTACTGTGGTGTTGATTTATTTGAATACATAGGGCCGATAGTACCTATTGGGGTAGATTACTTTAACGGGGATAACGCTGCAATAGCATTTGACATCGAGATACAGATGAGGTATGCTGAAGTCATAGATATGACCGCTGTAAAAGATGTCCTAAGCTACGTAGCTATTGCTCCGGGGCTAATAATAGGAGGTTAGCAAAGATGAACGTTAATTATGATGGTTCAGTGGCACAAAGGAAGATAAACATCAATTCTGCGGTTAGCGTAGAAGTTGTTGAAGATAATAATATCTTTAACGCTATTTCCTTGTATGTGCCTTTGTCTATGGCAAAAGATAATATTGTGGATTTTGATGTGTCGCTTGTCACAGTTACAAAGCCCGCAGTACTATCTATAACAGTTGACAATTATGCAAGTGAACTTAGAGGTGATCTTCTCTCAATGTGGTCTCCGGTATTCAACGCTGGTGTTAATACTGCGGTGGTGCTTTACATTATTGTCTTTGATGATAGTGTCGCAACTGATGCTTTATGGGTGATAGGCACCAAGTCTATTTCGTTTACACCGCTAACCAAAGCATTTGAAGAGCTGTATTTTATATCGTACATCAAAATGATATTTGATCCTTACATGACTGGGAAGGATATATCTGTACCGGATTCGGATGCTACAACTTCCACAGCACTTGTCACTGCGGAGAACGCCACCGAGAGCCCTATAAGCATAACTGCCGGAAGTTACACTTATGATGATGGTACCAAAACCTGGACCTTCACATTTGCAAGTGATGTTACGATACCGGCAGGTGGCACGTATGGGTCATTGCTTATTACCGCCACAGAAGCTGGGGCAGGGGTAGGAATTGCTGTTGGTGGAACGTTTACCGAAGCAACTATTTCTTCTGACCTTACGTGGACTGTTGATGAAATCAACGAAGGGGAGGATGCAGTCACTGCCTATACTAAGGTGTCTCGATACTTTGACCATTCTTTGGCTCTTGCGTACCTTTGTAAAAATAACCCTAAACTCTCGGTGTTTTTCACACCTGTAGTGATTACACTTCCTATAGCTGAGCCGGATACGAACAAATGTTGGGTAAGAAGCAAAACATACGCTGAAGAAACCAATACCATGAATAGTCTTACCGTACAGGATAGGAGTAGCTATTATTACGGGGCACTTGTTCTGATGGAGTGTGAAAACACCTGGTTTGCGGCGGATTCAGAAGGTATCAACCCATTCGTATACGTCATGGCAAAGTGGTTTGAAGGTACAAACGACTCCGGGGAGTATGTCGGTAATAAGATGCATATGATAGTTATCGATGAGACCAGTGTCAAACCTTTTGGCACTCCTTCCCCACTCAATACTGCGGTGAATAAAGCAGATACTGAAGGGTACGATATTTTTGATGCCAAACATGTGGCATACTTTATGCCGAGGTCCGCGAGTTCAAATACTGCTGTTGCTTTATCTTCAGCATTGAGTGTTACTGGGATGCCTATTGTAGCGCTTATGATTGCTAAGCGTGTGGACCAGATGACCCAGCAGGAACTTGCTAACATGATCACTGCACAAGGGACGCTTACTGACCCAGAGCTGACAGATCAGCAGGCTTATACAAGGATTCAGACCACAGTGATTACCAATCTGAAGAAGTTTTCGAGAAGATTGGTTAATATCAAGAATACATTTCCCGACTTTGATGTTGCCAGGAAAGACGCTACATCTCTGGAAGCGGCCAGTGCTTGGAGCGCACAGTATGTGTACGATCTTGAGAATATCAACATAGCCGGTGGGATAAGTGCTTAAGGAGGCATAATTATGGCTTTTGGTAATAATAGAGCGGCAGCACGACCGGGTGCTGATGTACGTCCTGCCGGTGGTGTAATTATGAAATATCGCCACCCATTTTTGGCGTACATGATTTCTTCTGCCTCTCCGGTAGATGAAATTGATGTATCTGGATGTGTTAGGCTCAATGATACTTTCTTAGATGCGAGACCTTCACAAGATAGTTCGTATCAGGAGGTGCTCATTGATGGGTCCACTATCACCATTACGAACCATTTACTTAATGGGACTATGACGCTTCCTGTGCTTCCTACTGCTGGGACAGTAGCGGGAGGGGACCTTATTGAGGCAGCTAAACTTGTGCAATCGTCAAAGGATGATGTAGGTGGTACGTTTACCACGATTGAGTTTATCAACGGTAAACGACTTGTGACTGTGTTTTATGGTGTGACCTGGAAGAATATTCCACATAAGATACTTGCTGGTAATGCAGTGCCAATATATCCGTTGGTGCTTGCTTACAGTGGATGGGTAGCCGGTTTGTCGGGTACAGAAAATATACAAAAAGCTATATGGGCCGTTGGATCGAAATACGGGCTCAAGGCTCAGTATAAGCCTTACTCTATTCAGCAGCAGGAAGATAATGATTTTTACAAAGGTCGTCCTCTTGGGATTATTCCTGTTACTGGTGCTAACTACAATGATACTGATGAGAGTGATGCCGAGGTTGCAGTTGGTGAAGGAGCCGACGGTATTGAAGGGGATATTACTACGATAAATGATTGGAGTTAAGGGGCTAAAATGAAAGGAAGAGTGATTGGTACAGGGGAGGTTGCTACTGGGGTACAACCTCCCCGTAGTTTTGTACTGGATGCCTCTGTATCTGAAGATATGGAGGCTCATAGGATAGCTCGTGAAGTAATAAAAAGTGAGCGAGTAGAGTATGTATTTCCAGATGGGCTGAATGATGTTGATTTGTTTGAGGTATGTAGAGCTATTGATAAGATAAATGACTTTCCTACTGGCTATAAGCTTATGATGAAGTATCTTGTAGGTAAGCCTGTGGTTATAAACTTGAAGCATGATGATGGTACTGTGGAGGAATTGTGCCAATTTCAAGTGGTAAGTGAGACTCAAAACCTTTCTGGTGTTGATATATTGGCGGAATACCCAATACTCGTGAATTGGCTTGTAAGTTTTATAGGGGATAGATTATTAAAAAAATATCCGACGCCTTTACAAACAGCTCCTCCAAAGAAGGTGTCGGAGGACGAAACGGAGGAACCGGAGAAGTAAAACCGAAAACAGCGGTAGAAGATATTGCAGCAATATCTTGTATTGAGTCTGTTTTTGGCAATACATTACTTTTCTCCTGCTATGCATTTTTTGATAAGTTTAAACAAAGACCTGCGTCTTTTGTGGAATTGTTTGAGTCTATGAGGTACAATAAGACACTTAGTTCCATTCAAAAGACAATGGAACTATTTGTTAAAGCTGCTGAGTAGGGAGATAAGGTATGGCCGAAGAAGATACAAGTTTATCCAAGTTTACATATTCTCTCGATGTCAATAATGAACTTGCGTTATCGTTATCCAAGCAGATTGAGAATATTATAAAGCAAGCAATAAAGAACATACAGCAAGAAGGTCAAAGGGTCCAGTATTCAGCGAGATCGTTTACTCAAGAAGGGCAGAGAAGTACTGAGTACTATATGCCGAGACAGTTTGCCGGTCCTGTAAGGCAGGCCGTTGAAAACTATATACAAGGTCAAAGTGAAGCAAGGTTCGGGCAGCCTGGTGCCATTCCTGCCCGAGTTTCTACCATAACAGACGTATCAATGCACCAAAGTGCAAGGAAGATTTTAAGCGATGCTGAAAGAAACAGAGTAGAGGCTAATGTTACTCGATATGGAGGAACTTTCCAAACTGATGATAGAGGTGTGTCGCATTGGTCTGTAGATAGGTCTTTGGTGAGACAAACACAGGCGGGGATGGTACCTGTGTATAAATCGATAGATCAATCTGTAACGGTTTCTAACGCTCAGTATAAAAGAAACTGGGAAAATGTAGTCTCTAAGGCTTTTGGGAATGAAGTTTCTTACGGGGATTTTTCTCAAGAGGAGCATGATCAGCTTTCAAGGCACGCAAGAAGTATAAATGCCGAAAGTGGTAGAACTTACACGAACCTTATAAAACGTGAACGAAGAAACGAAGCCAAGAGGCAGTTTATACGTAGCTACCCAAGATCAAGTGCCGCTATGGAAGCAAAGAGTAAGCGTAGGCGCAGCAGAAGGTCTCAGGTACGCTTTGCTAAAATGGCAACAACGGCAGTACTTGGGACTATCTCGCAACTTATACAGAAGAGTGTGAATATTTTAGCATCAATTGAGCAAGGTATAGAGTCTCTTACTATATCTGCCAGGCAGCGTAGTTTAGTTGAGTCCGGCAATAATTTAGCAACTGGCACGATGAATAAGTGGGAGGCTTTAGCAAAGACAAAGTTATATGATGAAAGTTTGTTACCAAGTGCTGCTGCGGCTACCATGGCAAAAGTTGGCGTTATAACTGATTTTGACAAAGAGTTTCTTGGTAAAATTGCTCTTTATGGTGGCGGGGATGCTGTAGATGCGGTGACGAAGAATATGCAGAATGGTGCAACTACTCTTACTCAGATGTCCGCTATCATTGATCCATTAGTAGCCAACATTGTCAAAGGGTATAATGGAAGTGGTTTCACCACAATGGAACAGGCTAAGGGTCAAATACTTAACCAATTTCCAGACTATAAAAATCTTATGAATATTTACTTCGATGCCGCAAAGCAAGCTGGGTACGATAACCCAAGTGAGTGGATTAGTAAGATTACTGGTGGGGAGTATTCAGGGTTTAGTGGATTTATATTAGGAGATTGGGCAGGGGTGCCAGACCCTGGTAAGGTGACAGGGCAAGATCAGGCAAGCCAAGAGTCTGCAAGAGCTGTTGGAGAAGATGTTATAGCAACAAAAGAAACTATCAAGTATATAATAGAAGGTAGATTTTATGACGCGATAAATAAGTTTAGTGGCGCAATAGACACAGTAGTATCCTGGGTCCGTAAGCTACTTGCGAAGTTTGACCCAGAGCAAGCTTCCTTGTTAAGCCAGGCTGTAACTGAGGACAACAGGAGCGCACAAGCATGGTTTAATAATAATATGAGCTTCTACAAGGCTAATGCTAACATTGCGGCTAATGCTTTAGGGTTTTCTTCTGTCTCTGACCCTGGCTACGCTAAAATGGTACAAAGTTTATCTGAAGGTAAGTTAACAGACAAAAATATGTTATCTACGTTATTGAGCAATCCGGACCTTTTGCGGTACATCCAAAATTATCAAGACGCAGTGCAGGCTCAGAAAGACTTGGCAGTACAACTTGAGCGAGGGTCCCTTGGGGCAACAGATGTTAAACATGTATATGGTGGTAAAACATTCACTGTTAAGTCTGGACAGAATATTTCTGGCTTACTACAAAACGTGTATAGGGCTGCTGAAGAACAAGGATTATTACAAATAGGCACATCTGTTGATAATTCAGTCGAAACTGTGGATGAGCTCATAAACCAGTACAAATTATTCACTGGGCAGACAGATGATAGGTACAAAAGTGATGCTTTAGTTATGCGTAATAATCGTGGAAGATTGATTGCCCCTGGCATTGAAGATGGTATACCATGGCATCCGTTTAAAAGAAGAAGCAGGGCAAAGTTAAGAGAAGGTTTTAGCGGTATTATCTCGAAGGCGCAAACTATTTTAGGGTCAGAAGATGTTTCTTTATCTGAAATTAAAAGAGCCCAGTTAAATGATATTATAAATGAGTCTTTGTCCTATATCTCACAATTTGGGTTTGATAAAGAAACTCCGCAGAATGAACGTGAAAGTTTTCTTGATAAGTTACGTACTGGAGTATTTACTGTGACGGAAGCGCAAATGTCTGCTAATTTGCGAAGAGCCCAGCAATCTTCGCCATTGTATACTAATATTGAAGAAGCTTACGATGCATCTGATGTAAAGAGTAATATTTTTACGGATGTATCGAGAAAACAAAGTATGGAAGACCTTATGAGCATGATAGGTAAAGAGGTTTTTTCCTACACCATGGTTAATGGGAGACAAAAGCCAATTACAGGAGAGTTATATGGGGAGAGCGTTAGAGATAAATCAACAGGTGAGCTAACAGTTACCTTGAAACTTATCGATAATGGCACTACAATAGATGTAGGGTCTTTTAAGGTAGATATGGGGTTAAATAACGAAGATGTTACAGCAACTGTCAATAGGTCTCTTAATAGAAGTAGCCCTATAAGAGGTAAGTAGATATGGCTGGTGGTATTATTAGAGATGAAGCTAAAGGTATTACTCCATATACAGTCAACGGTGTTATTGTCAATACTGGTGTTAGAATATCAAGTGATATTCTTAATTGGTGGAAAAGTTTAACTTGTGTATATGATCCTAATATTACTGAATACAATACTGATAAAGCCGCAATACCAATATCTCTATTTTCAGTAACGAAGTTTAGTACCACTATACCTGTTGAATCAAATACCCAGAGACTAATTTTATACGAAGATCATAGTAATGAAATAACAATAAAGGCTTCAGATAGTTCGAGAGCTTTGAGAAAAGGGGCCGTTCAAACGGTAGTCGATAATGTTGTTGTAAACCCTGTGACCTATGAAGTTGAAGCTATTGTGCCATTTTCGCCTATAGGAAGAAACATAAAAGAAAAGGTTAATATCGTAAAGGAAACAATTGCTAATCTGACACAGCTCATAGGGTTTGAGGATGCGGCTAATACTTTCACCAAAGTTAATCAGGTTATATTGACTGCGACCAGTATCGTTAGTACAGCGGCAACAACTGTTAATAAAATAGCTTCTGTTGATGGTCTTACATATCTTAACATGAACTCTCTTGATGTGATGGCAAGGTCCGGTAGACCTGTTTGTATGAAGTTATGGACAGGTAACCAGTATGCCTATGGCACCATTGAGAACTTACGGTATGAGAAAGTTGGCACTGAGGATGATGTGTTTAGGGCATCATTTCAATTTAAGGAGAAGCCAGTGTTGTCTATAACAAAACCTACTGATACAGGCAAGACTGACCCAAGCAGTATACTTACCAAAGCTGTGTTAGCATATGAATCTGCTGCTAAAAATGCGCTTGTAGCTATGACAGGTGTTAGCGATGCAGTATAAAAGGAGTTACTATGGTAATCACGCTGACAAGTGATTTATTTACTAATGGGGAATACTCTACAATTTTTAGTAATGGGCATAAACAGGCGCATTTCAGAATTGTGCACGATGATTTTTCTTCTGGTGGAAGAACAATAACCTTAAATAAGGTACTTATCATTATAGTAACTTATGGTGCTAATGGAGAAGAAATATCAAGGGTTATTGGTAGTAGCATTATTGGGGTTGGGGACACTGTTGTCGGGGTTAAGAGTGATTATACGGAATTACTTGGTAAAGAACTTAACGAAGATAATATGAGCAAGTGCACTGTAATATTATATGAGGATTCATAGTGGCTGAAGCAAATATTACTTCCGGTATTGCGTCCGGTAAAGATATATTCAAAGCTGAGCAGATACTCTCAGATCGTGTAATAAACTTGCAATTCATAAGGAAGAGCAAGAAAACTTTTACTATAAGAACTGATTATGAGCCTGTATACCATAAAGATAACACAGTAACATTTAAGAAATGCGCTTATAAGCCAAGTATAAAATTGTCCTATGAGCAATACTCAAATAGTACTATAACGAAAGTTACGATAGACGTTGCAGGATTATATGTACAACAAGATGCAGGAAGTAGTAGGTTTTGGGCATCTGATGAAGACCCAATTGAATGGTGTGTGGTACAAGCTGGCTATATAGATCAGTTCCCTGACTGGACCAGCAAAGAATACAGAAATAATATCGACCAATTTTTTGACCTTAATAATAATGGTATAACCTCTGACGCAGAGGTACTTAGAGGAACTCAAATACTTGTTCAAATATTAAGCAATTATCAAATAGCCGTACCACCAGAAAGAGTGTGGAGATTTGAAGGTGTAATAGGTACAGTCGATACAGGGCTTTACTGGTACCATACTGAGGCTGATCTTTTACGCGCTGACTATAATAATAAAGATTTTCCGACAGATTTATCGCCAGTAGAAGCGATAATGTTTGAAATGATAACAAGGCGGTTTGTACGATCTGGCGTAAAACATTCAACAACAGTTAAGGAAGTAAAAACTAAATCTGGTGATATTAAGTATAACCAAGAAGTGCTTATTTATGGCTACGATCAGTATACTAACCCTACTGTAGAAGATACGGAATATACGAGTATTATATTGGATAATGGTGTACTTGGCATAAATGATGCTAAATTATTTGGGGTGCAATGTTTTTGCTCTGATGCCTTACGAAAAACTGAGTGGAAAGCCTTGTACACATCATTATATTCCGGGCTTCAGGAACAATTTGCTGAAATAGCCCCAGAGGTTTTTAATAATGTTCAGACAAATATGGTTGCCCAGGTAAAAGCATTACAACAATACTTCCCGTATCTTAGATGGTATCTTCTTAATAATGGTAATATCTACTTTTACCATGTTGACGAACCAGCACCTTTTAGTGATCCACTTATAAAGCAGTGGCAAGGAGAAGGAAAAACATTAACACTTCCTGCTGTGTATGAAATGACCATGGATGCGCTTAGAACAATACGAGTACCATTCTTTTCTTTCATAGACCCACTTACTACAGTGAGATTTAGAAGCTTCTATATCTCGAGCACGTCAACAGGGTTTTTTACGTACCCAGATGAAAGCGATGATACCTATTTAGTGTTATTTTCTTCTGTCTCTTTTAGTACTACTGGCAAAGAAAATATGACGAAGTTAACTTGTGTCAGCGTACCTAATGAAGAAGCTCCAAGCATGGATGCCACAGGTAAGATAACACCGGCGAGTTATACGAAATATTCTACGGATTATAGTGGTAAGACAAAAGAGCGAGAAGAAAGAAGGAATAATTTTTGGGTGCAAAGAACGTTTAATGTTGACAAAAAGGGTGCGAGTAGTGGGTGGCTTGGCTTAGCTTTTTATCTTATAAATAATGCACAAGGGTGGAGCTCACAACCATCGGTACAGCAAGCGTTACTTGATCTTAAAAGTTGGAACGAATCTTTATGGGGCAGTAACTTGTCGACCACAGAGGTGTCCCCTGAGAATGATGCTGCAAAGAAACTGGGGTTAACTGTTGCCATACCTTGGCTTTATGTAGGGGATTCTATTGTGATAAAATATCCATATAGACCTTTATATGATGATAATTTTAAGGAGTAAACCGTGAACGCACACGATATTTTTAAGCAGCGAGGGCAAGATAATCCTGAGTGGCTAACTGACACGCCGATAGTCTCATTAGGGGTAGTGTACAGCGTGGTTGATGCTACGACAGTACGGGTGAAAGAGAGGGTGAGAAAAAGTAAGTCTGATGTGCTGTATACAGTAAGGTTAGTATCCTTTGCTTCGTCTCTTAGCCAGGAATACGTAGCCCCAAAAAAAGGTGACCTAATTTGTCTCATATTTTTTAGGCGTAGTAGCCCAGGTATGTTGGCCCCGCCAGAAGATGAAAATGATACTATTTACGATGAAGATTGCGATAGTTACAACCAATTCTCCGGAGTGGGTATCTTGCTCAAAGTATTCGATAACATGGAAGCCATATCTTCACAGGTAATTGAGGATGGTAGTCTTGTGGTCAAAAAGACACAAGTAAGAGCAATGCTATTGTCAATGTTCAGTGAAGCTGTAAGTCTTGTGTTCGATAGTCAGAAAGAAACTGCTTCGAGTACACCTGAAGACAAAGAAGTGTCGGTGAAGATGGGGCGGCACTCCCCTGTATCACTTAGGCACCTTTCATCTATGGAAGTGAACCACGGCATAGATGAGGACATTGAGGGGAACAAGGTAGATGATATACCAGCGCCTGTAACACATAAGCACGGCAGTGCGTCTGATGTGACCATAGAAAGTGAGTCTGGGTTTGATGTTACGTTCAAAAAAGACTCATCTGTAGAGGTTGACGGAGAAGTTACTGTGCACACCACAGGACCTCTTACAATCACAGCAGATGGTCTTCTTAAGCTGTCAAGTACTGCCGGTGTGACGTTAGAGACTGGGGATGCTGCCACGTGGCTATGCAACGTTGTGGCGAACTGTCCGTTTGGGTTTCCACACGGTGGAGCTGCCGCAGGCATCAATAAGCTGACAGGAGCATAAAGCTGATGATTTCTTCTTCTGCCCTTTATACGGCTATCATGAGTAATTTGCAGAACTATAATAATGGGGACTACCAGAATGAGAAGGATAACCCCAGGCATTTGCATATTATGGAAGATACCATAGTGGACTATTTTGAAGCTAATCTTGTGGTTACCTATAGCTGGACGGCCACCAACACATCTGGGACTTCTGATCCTATAACATCGTTTAATTCTGGCATAGTTTTTTCGGGTATTGATCTTATGAACTCTGGTGATCTTGATGGGTTAGCTGGTAGATTACAAGTAGCGTTTGCGAATGCCTCTATTGTGCATCCTACTGGGTTTACGTTGCCTGTTGGTGTATTAAGTATTTCCAACTTATCACTTGTATCGGTGGGGCAAAATGGAGAAGATGTTATTAAAACAAGCATAACTGATCCTTTATGTGCTTGGGCCATAACGCTTATAAATAGCAGCCCCTTGTCCGGGGCACACGGTGCTTATACCGGTTCAGCAGTAATGACATCGATAAGTTGACTGTAAGGTGTAATCATGCCATAATATCCAAGGAGGAGCCTACATGTCGGTAGTATCAAAGACATTTGATGAGATAACAGCTACTATAGAGGATGCCTATGATGATCTTATAGCTCCTTATTATATAACAAGGAAAAATGAGAACAAGCTACATCTCATATTTAAGGCAGCTGCCAAAGGGTTTCAGATAATACAAGATGCTATTTTGGCACTTAAGTATAGATTTAGCCCTTATTACGGGGCTGATGATGATATAAAAGAATTAGCCAGGATGCTTGGGGAAGAGCCGAGGGCTGGAAAACAAACGCAGTTATACATAACGGTCACTAACATAAATGAGCTTGACTCACAAACACTCTTAACTGGTACCTATGAGTACGTTGATAATAATAGCAATGTTTTTTCTTTTGACGTAGCAACTGATACTATATTTGCCGTAGGGCAAAGTATTACCTATGTGGCGTTATCTGAAGAAGTTGGGGCATTTGCAATAGAAGCCCAGGACAATCTTAATATCACAGAAGTAGATGATGTATCCATTCCGTCAGACCTACAATTTTCTTGTGAAGATAATTCAGAACTGCTTGGTAATGAAGCTGAGTCTGATTATGATTTTAGACAACGGCTTATAAATGACACCGATAGGCAGGATGCTCTTATTGAATTACAGGAGGCTGTACGAGGATTACCTTTGATATTTGAATGTAATGTAGTGTTCAATCCTACGACAACGCCCGCTGTGTATAATAGCGAAGTAACTTTGGCTCCTTTCGAGTTGTTACTCATTCTTACTGGAACTGTTACTGATGCGGTGGCTGATATGGTAGCAAGCAAGACAATTTTCGCAACACATCAAGTTGATAGTGAAAAAGTTGTGTACCATAGCAGTGATATTTATGTTGGTGGAAAGTATCCTGTGTACTATACGAACCATTCTTTTACGTATTATGATATTAATATAACATACGTATATAATTCATCACTAATGAAAGCAGTTCAGATTGAGGCCACATTTGCTACGCTCTTAAAATCATTCCAGAATACTAAGACACATAATGATAGGATATTTCCGACAGAGTTGTATGATGTACTTAAGGATAATGAAATGCCAGGTGTTACGATTGTGGCAGTTTCATTTAGTGTTGGTGGGTCACCTACTACATACATAGAGTCAGAAAGAAGTGAAATTGCCAGGCTTGAGACAATTACCTCTACTGGCATAGATACGTGGAGTTAGGCTATGAGACTTCCTTTTAGATTTCTTAGAGGAGAGCTTAACGGTGTTTATGTGACAAGCATAATGTCTGCGCTTAATACTGCTGTCAGTGACGTTATTTCGGAATTAGTATATCAAAAAACTTTAGCGTTTAAAGCCCCAGAGGATGTTTCTGCTGATGAATCTCCTGTCAGAGAATCTGATATGGAGGACATAGGTAAAATAGCCGGTATTTACAGAATAATCATTCAAACATATGGGTCAATTAGAGCTATAAAGTTTACAACCAGTAATATTGTAAATGGAGAAGAGCGCAGCGATAGAGGGCTTTACAATATTGATTCTGAAGAGTTCGAGTTTGTTCACACAGAGCAAGATGACTATACGGAGGATATAACTGACCTTGCTACAGAGAAAAAGATTGCGAGCTTTATCCCACATGAGCAAGCCCCAATTGGGTATAACGAAGCTGGGACAGATATTATAGACGATGATGGTAATGTAATTGAAGAAAATGTACTCTCTGAGCCACCAGACGGCACCCCATACGCTGCTTTTTACGGGCAAAAGTTTGCAAGGCTTGAAAACTACGCTATACAAAGGCTGAAAATGCCTTTTGACTTGTACCTTATTTACTTCATGCTTATGATGAAACTTCGCAGGTATCCTCCAACAGTACAGATTTTTCTACAGATAACTGAGCTTATAGGCCAGGGGTACATAACTAATGTTGAAATTGTGCCAAGTAACTGGTACTATATTGTGTACTATGATCTTGACACATCTGTTGGGAGTCTTTGGGATGGTATACGAGGGTCTAACATAAATACTGTCTGGCGAAATATCGTGGGGCAGAAGTTTAAGAATTATTACCTACAAGAGCGGGTAACATAAGGAGCGTTATATGAGCTTTTATAGCACAATAAGCGGGATAAAGACCATAATCACAGGGCTCGTAGCAAACAAGGTTGCCAATTTTTCATACACCGACGCAGCGTACACTGGTGATGATGTTACCGGTGTTACGGTGTATGATGTTGAATCTGATATGAATGTTCCAGTTGGCACAAGCGAAGCTATGGACCTTAATAGTACTATTTTAAATAAAGGTATGCGGGCACAAGTCTCTTCACTTCCCAGGGATGCGCTGAACCATCTTTTTGGCCGAATATCCTATAATCTCAATAAGCTTGTTGATAAAGTAAATAATCTTACGGACCTTATTGCCAGAACAATTATTCACAACGCCTTTGAGTATGACGAAAATGCACCATATATCTTAGGCGATATCTGCTATGTAGTAGAGAGTATTGGGGCAGAACTCGCGTTTACCTGGTACAGAAGAATAAGCTCAAGCCCTACAGAACTCATCGGAGGTGTAGGCGTAACGGATACAGCCCAGTGGAAACCGGTATGGAATACTAATGCCATGACAGCTTCCAGGCAGGTTGTAGGGTCCTGTGCCACAGCTCAGGCCACAATAGAGAAAGCAATCATACTCAAAGGCTTCCGGTTAACTGCCGGGGCAAAGTTTTCTTCTGTCTTTACTTACGGGTGTGTAGCTGGGGCCCAGGTTAATGTTAATGCTACAGGTCCTAAAACGCTCTATGTAAATGGGGCCCCTGTAGTCGATTCCACATGGGCAGCTGGGGATATTGTCGATATGATGTATGACGGGCTCCGTTGCCATGTTTTAAATGTAAAAACTCCTGGGAGTGATATGCCTAAGTTTCCTTTTGGAGGTGGGGCGGCTGGTGTATCTCCTACATTTGCAGGTTTAACGCTTACCGATAAACTACAGTCAGTATACGAGGAGTATAGGAATGGTAGTGTTACTTATCATGTAAAACGAAGTCATGCTAAAAATTACTTTGAGAATGGTGAGTGGTATCAGATAGTGCAAATAATACCACCTGGTAGTGGCGCATCTTTTATTGTAAAAGGAAGAGCATCTGCGCAAAGTATTATAAGCGATGCCGTAGAGTTTTGTAGCATAGACTTTGAAATTGCAGTTCGTTATGATGCTTCAGCTGGGTTAACATATAGAGTAAAAATTTACAGGCATGATTCCGACTACTCAAATATAACCTTAGTTGCTTGGGTGAATGGGGATACAGATATTATATTCCTGCTCAAAAACGCTCATGGTCAAATGCATCTTGTTACTTTAGATATGAGTATCCATTGTAGGGGTATTTATGCTGTGTCGAGTTTTTCGCCCTTACAGGATAACACTTACTATACAGCCCTCGAATCTGGGTATGTGGAAGAAGAAATACAGGAGACGAGGATTATTACTGATAATGAATCTCAGGATGTGACCCCTCAGTTAAAAGGATTAGAATATAGTGACGGGTTTGTAAGGAATTATGTAAAGCACTTTAATACTCCACAGCCAGGGTACTTTCCGTCTGGGGAATATTTGGAAATTGCTGAGTTAAACCTAAATTATGATTATAACTTTAATACAATATCTGGTATTGTCACATGTGTTATAGGGCACCGTGGAACTATAGTACGGTTTAATCTACGAACTAATCCATTACCATCTGAAATATGGTATAAGCTATCATACAGTGTGGATTTTGATGCTAACGATTATAGCTCTATAGATATGGTAGTTTGGTATAATGAGGCATTGCATAAAATAAAGCTTTGTGCAAAAAATAATTCTACTGTGGCTATACAATTAGTATATACAAGTTTTAATGTAGATTGCAGGTTTGATGCAGAAAGTCTTGATGATGTAGTGTATGATAACAAAGATATCATAAGCTCGATTCCTTCTGGTTATGTTGAGGAAGCTGGTACAAGAATCGAGTATCTTACAAATAACTATTTACAAGGATTCTCTGAGACCGGAAGGCATAAAAGATACTCAGGCGATTTAAATGACATACTTTGGAATAGCACTTATAATTTTAGCCAGGCCGATACGTCTAATTATCCAAGCGATCTTGAGACTAATCGTTGGGCCTTTATAACAACTATGGTGCACCAAGTGAGTACTAATTATGCAACGCAAGTATGTTATAGCATGGACCCAGCCAATAGAGATAAAGCGCATATATGGATGCGGCATAGAAGTCTTAGTTCGGGGACCTGGTTTTCCTGGGACAAAGTGCTGACTGAGAATACTATCGAAAAAGTGCCTATAGGACAATTTAAACTTGAAGGCACAGGACTGAGCATATCCACAGGCTATCCTGCCTTAGCGGCAATGGATTCAACACATGTTGCTTTTATAGATCGTGATAATGATCAGTTGAGAATGTACGTATGGAGTGGCTCAGCATGGAGTTTGGAAGGCACAGGACTGAGTATCTCCGGGCTATACTGGTCTGCCTTAGCGGCAATGGATTCAACACATGTTGCTTTTATAGATGAAGCTATTAGTCAATTGCGTATGTACGTATGGAGTGGCTCAGCATGGAGTTTGGAAGGCACAGGACTGAGCATATCCGGTACAAATTATCCTGCCTTAGCGGCAATGGATTCTACGCATGTTGCTTTTATAGATAGTAATAATGATCAGTTGAGAATGTACGTATGGAATGGCTCAACATGGAGTCAGGAAGGCACAGGACTTAGTATATCCGTAGGAATTGCTGCCTTAGCGGCAATGGATTCTACGCATGTTGCTTTTATAGATAGTGGTAATAATCAGTTGAGAATGTACGTATGGAGTGGCTCAGCATGGAGTTTGGAAGGCACAGGGCTGAGTATCTCCGAGCTATACTGGCCTGCCTTAGCGGCAATGGATTCAACACATGTTGCTTTTATAGATAAAGCTATTAATCAATTGCGTATGTACGTATGGAGTGGCTCAACATGGAGTCAGGAAGGCACAGGACTCAGTATACCCGTAGAAGTTGTTGCCTTAGCGGCAATGGATTCTACGCATGTTGCTTTTATAGATAGTAATAATGATCAGTTGAGAATGTACAAGTCAGCTTACGCATTATGGTAACAAGGAGCTATTATGGTAACAAGGAGTTTTTATGGATGTTAAAGTAAGCCAGAAAATACCGAGGTATCAGCCCGATGGGGTAACCGAAGTACTTGTAAGTGATGTGTTCGACCTATACCCGGTATTCTCAACCTCTGACCCAAGAGCTATAAATAATCTTGAGATGCTTAATGATGATGAAGCTGAACGGCTTGATAGAGGCCTCTTTGCCTGTATAAAACAGAGAGGACTTGATCCTATAGATATGGACGATGGGGTCCAATGGGAAGAGGCCCTGGCAGAAGAAATATCTGTCTCAACGCTTATTCAGCAGATACAAAATGCTGTACAGGAAACAGGCAGCGGGGTGGATGTCGAGTTTTATACGATAGTGTCCGAGCAAAGTGTTGAGACGCTATCGTATAAGCTCACCTTAACAGATGTTTAAGCATCGCTAAAAATACTACCGATGAGTTTTTCTCTGCTTTCTATCTCACTTGAGAGCTGAATAATTCTTTTTGCCATTTCCTCGATGTAGTGGTTGTTCTTTGCAATACAACTGTCGATAATCTTGTTCCTAAAATCATCTTTGTTTTCTTTGAAGGTTTCAGAATACTTTTTATATGTATCAATCTTAGTAAGAGAACAGTCTTTTTGGGCCCTACATGTATTAAGTAGCCATGTGTCTATAAGTTGCTCTATGATGCGCTTTGAATGTAGCCAATCCGGCAAACTGTCCACACTGCAAGATATATCTTTTGATGCAAGGTAAACTCCGACAAACTCCTCATGTACCTGGTCCAAGATTCGCTGGCGATAATCATTGTACTTTTCCGGCATAAGCTCTTTGGTAAAATGATTGTTATTTATACTCTCGTAAAGTGGGTAGCGGAGGGCCGCAGCCAAGGACCTCCTTGTCATAGGGCATAGTTTGTAAGCGTTAAAAAGCTCAAGGATTCTATTTGACATACTGTTCGTGCCTTCCCGGAGCCTTTGGCGCATCACATCGTCTGTATCTTTATTTGCTTCATTCATGCTATACATGGCCGTCTGGCCCTCTTGCTCTCTTTTTATAATAAGCGTCCCAACCGAACTCACTCCTGACTTTGTTAATAACCATTTCATGAACATCATGCCCATCATGAGCACGATAAATATGACTATACCGTAAGCAATAATGCTACTTAACGGCATCTCACTCAAGTTTGCGACAACAGTACCTTCCATCTAAGGCTCCTTTACGTAGGTATTTAAGAATTATACAACACTTGTTTTCCCAATGCAAGTATGGTATTATTTCATCTATAGGAGGATACTAAGAATGGTAGGATATGGTGCAAAGAATGCAGAAAAAGAAAGTATACGGTTCGATCAGACCAGGAATATTATAGACGTGTTTTTGAAGGACCTTAAAGCCGCAGGGGATACCGATTTTTTCCTCGAGACATGCAATATGGCCGCTGCTGGCACAAGTGCTGAGGCTGTTATGGACGATCCATGGAAGTATAGGATACCAAAAGGTCCGGATAGAAAGCCGCTTTTTGGCCAGGATGATCTTATGTTTTTCTTTCTGTATTCTGCTTATGGGCAGTCTCATGCACCGAATGTAAAACTTGGCCAAAATGAAAATGAGTATATTGAGAATATCGCCTGGGTGCTTGAGGAATGTGCTAACGTAAAGGCTGAGGTCAAGCGTTTTCGTAATACCGAGGATACTGTTTATGGCATAATAGGGGCCCTTACTATCGGGCACAGCTTGGTGCTCTCTTATCGTACTGATTACCACAACAGTGGGCACTATATTTCTGTTGTGAAAGTAAGTAAGGATGCAAATCAATTTATGAGTTATGACTCGTGGTCCGGGAATAAGCACGCACCGAACAAAGGTGTGAAGGATATTCATGATAAACAGTTTTTTCTTGATAGGGTAAGACCGAGATTCATAGAAGTATCGGCGAAGTAATGGAGGTTTGTATGAAAAGGATTTTACTTGTTTTGAGACTTTTTGGTGATATTGTCATTAGGGCTGCAAAGGCTCTTGTGGACCTTGTTTCCGATTTTCTTTCAATATGGAGGACCGGAAAAGATGGGGAGTTTTCTTCCAGGAGAGTGTTTGCTACGGTTTGCCTTGGCTTCGGGGTTAAAGCGCTTTTCATAGGGCTTGATACGTTCAAAACGATCTATACTTCAGAAGGTACCTGGTATGCAGTGTTTGTGTTCCTTCCAGCAGCACTTTGCTTTGTATTCGCAGCAGTATTCTCATATTTTTCGTCCATAAAAGACATCAAGGAAGCGATGGCGGCCGCTAAGACGTTCAAAAAGTCGCTCAAGGAGTAATATGTGGTTAAGAAAATTGGCCTGCTGGTTATTGTGTTTGCTGTTGGCTTTACAACCGGTATGTTCATTGACACCGGAAGAGAGCGAACAGACGACCGGTTACAGGCAGCAGCTGACACAATTGATAGCACTATCACAGATGCTCACAACCAAGCTGGAAGCGCTTCAGCCTATATCACAGAAGCAAGTGACCTTAATAGCGAGCTTGCAGACTCAATTGGAAGAGGTCAAGAAGCAGCTGGAAGAAGTGAGGAATCAATTAACAACATCATCCGAACTGTCGATGAGCTTGCAGCAGAAGCTGGACAAAGCGCAACAGGAATTGACGATGCTTTGGACCTCTCTAAACGAATTACAGAAGAGCTTCGACAATTACAAGAAGGATGTTACCTTGAAAATTGATGCTCTTGAGAGTAAAGTTAAACGAAGAAATGTGGTGATAGGTATCAGTGCTTTGGCATCATTTTTAGCAGGCTGGTACTTGAGTAAGTAAAGGAGGAATTATGCCAACGTATACAATGAATGAATATCGAGTGGTAAAGACGGACAACTCCGTATCCAATGTAGTAGCAGAATCAATGCTAAAAGCCGTAGAGCAGGTGGACTCAACTGCCCTCCCTGCCGTCATGGTGACCCGTGAGAAGGTAGGATTATCTGTAACTATACCCCAAGTCACAAAAGTGACGTTCAGCGTCGTGGTGGACCCTGATGGGGCATCCGTGGCAGGTTGTATAGCAACTCCTACCACGTTCACCGTTGATTCCGGGACCACGGTTATCTTCCAGGCGATTCCTGCCCCAGGTTATACTTTTTCCGGATGGTATAAAGGTGAAACATTATTGTCTGCAAACCAGACAGCAAGTCTCTTGATAGAATCTTTAGAATCCACCTACGAGATTACCGCCCGGTTCACAGCAACCTAAGACAACTTAGCCCTCTTCCTCGATCTTCTTGGAGGAGGGTTTTCTTTTCCTCGTAGCGGTCTCTTTCACAATACTCCCGGCATCCTTAGCCACTTTCTTAGCGGTACTCTTTTTCGGGGCTTTCTCAGCCTTTGCAGCCTCTTCGTTGCGCTGCTTGGCCGCATTTTCTTCTGCCTCTTTACGGATACGCATAGCCTCCTCTTTCTTCCTGCTATCCACAAGCTCACTGTGCATGATAAGAACGAAGGTCAGAAGAAAGATACTCGCAAACATGATCCCGAGGACCGGGGATGCTGCGGCTTCCCTTGCCGCCAGGATCATCGCCATAAGAAGCGCTGCTATGCATAGGGCTATAATGGAATTAAGCACCACTCTGGTGATCATCACTACTGCCCTGACGGCCCCAAGGGCCCTACCTGCTTTCTTACTCATCTTCCGGCTCACTTTCGACTTCATCTTCCTGTTCCTCCTCTTCTGCTTCCTTGATTCGCTCTGGTTGTTTTTCTCCACTGACATAATCCTTACCTTCCTTTGCGCCCTCCGGCACTACTTGTATTGTGATTTCCAGGGGTATTGCCTCCCTGTTAGGCTCATCAACATTTAAAAACTTTACAGTGCTTATTGTCCTTACGTTGTAGTAGTTCCTGTTAAGCCCTGAGTAGAACTTTTGATAAAGATAAAGGTTGCCATAATCTTTATTCGAGAGTTCCCTAAGTTTCCGTACAATAAGCGGCAAACTTACGTATGAGTGGTTTCTTGACTCAACAAGGTCTGCTTCTCTTACAAATAATGTCACCATTAAAACTTTACTTATACTTCCTACCGGTCTTGCCATACTATCCTCCTTAATCCACAGCGCCTGGTATTCCTTTATGCGCGTGAAAAAAATATCGTTTCATAACATTTTCACTGTGTGTTACCCATTCCAGATTATCTGCCCTGTAATTTAATTTGTTATGGTCCTTATGGTTTACCTCCGTATTCATTATGCGGTTGTCATTAGGTACCCACATAAGTGCCACCATGAAATGAATATCTTTGGTGATTCGCTTGCCTCTATCTGATAACCTGGTACACGGGTATGTACCTTTATGCTGCCCTCGCATCCATGTTTTAAGCCTCCTTCCGTGTCTATTCCTAACGATGCCGCAATAGCTTATTGTATAAGGCCACTTTTTACCATCAATGATTACCTGCCTATAGCACACATCAAGCATTAGTATTTACAGCCTCTACTGCCGCGTCCACTGCCAAAGTTAGATAATAATTATAGTAGTAGGTAACTTCGCCAGGCAGTTTCACACCAAACATGCCATTAGACTCTATGATTACTGTAAGCTTATAATGTTTTATAGCGTCAAAGCATCTTTTTATAGATGTTAACTCCTCCCTTGCCTCCTTAGTTTCACGTAGTTTATTAGTTACCATTACCTCTCTTTGCTTCAGGTCATCCACGAGTTTGGTGTATTCATTTCCCAGAGCAATTTGTGCTCTTTGTGCGTCACACAATGCCTTAAAAGACCTATTCACACGCTCCCTTTGCCGCTTAATAAGCTTTTTGTCCCTACTGTTTTCTCTTCGTATCTTTATGTCAAAATAAAGATTTCCTGAAATAAGCAGAAGAAGTACGATAAGTATTTGATAGTAAAGAATCGTTTCTTCCATGTAATATTACCTCCTCGCGCATTCTCTGTGCCCAAGTATCTTCTCTATTACAGTCTCTGTTGTTATACACCCAAGGTTTCCCCTACCAACATAATAATCTGCATCCTCTTCCATCTCTCTTCTTTTGTTAGCTTTATGATTAGAGAACCTAATCTTTATTATAGGTTCTTTGCCACGTTTTATATACACATACTTGCTGACAGTGCTTTTCGAGTAGCAAATCTTTACATCAAATCCTTCATGAATCATTGTTTCAGCAAATATAATCCACTTAGGCACAGCATACCCTTTTGCGATATAACCAGGCTTTATGTAGTCAAGGTATTTTTGTGTGCAAAGATGCAACCGTTTAAAAGTTAACTCTTTATCTTCCATTACCGCTTCTTATACTCCGTGCTCAAATACTTATCGAGTGCTTTCTTATCGACGAAAGGAGTAGCAACAATAATGGGTGAGTAAGGGGCAGAATCTAATGCCGATATCAGTGAACATAAAACCCACTTCCCAAGCAATTTCCCACTCTCCGGTCCATAATACTTCCAGACAGGCATCTCCTCGAATAACATTCCTCCTGCCATATTCCATTGGGGTACAGCAATAACAGAGTCAGAAAGAAGTATTTTAGAAAGACGCTCTTTTTCTTCCGAGAGCAAGTTAAAAGATATAGACTTCCCCATTACCTTTTGTATGACCAACTTATAAGTTCCACCTGCATTGTCATGTACTATGACCCACCAGCCAAGTTTATAAAATGTAAATTGCCCAATTTTTGTGATATCTGCCATGTCAATGAACCCTTTTACACCGAATCCCGTAATACAATTAAGATTTTTATCAAACTCCTTAACAGAGGATGTGCTGGGCGCACCGTTGAAAATATCTTCCCAACTAACCGCCTCTATGATAAACTTAGTTTCCATCGTCCGGTCCTCCTTATTTCTTTCTGTCTTTCTTCGGTACTTGCAACGGGCAAATACCTTTAAGTTTACAAACAAATAATCCTTTTATGTAAATTACGTGTTCGCAATCTGTTTTCTTTTCGGCTTTACTACAAAGATACTGGGCCATTTACTCTTCCTTATTTCGGTCTCTTAGCATTTCCGGTATACTTTGGTGACTTCGGTTTTCCCTGAAATGGGAGCAATAATCCCATCTGGACCAGGGAGATGCATCCCGAAGTGGGCAATTGTGCGTCTGGAAATTGGTGCAACATTCGCAGCATATACCTTGTAGGTACTCTCTATCGTGCATGGTCATCCTCCAATAATTTGTACCCATTTTCCGCTATCTGCTCAAAGATAGTTTTTGTTTTTGATATCATAATATAAGGCAGAAAAACTTCCTGTACCTCCGCCATACCAAGGTCAATTAGGGCAAACTGAGCCTCCACCCACCTAAGCACTTGTCGCCATGCTACCCGTTGTGCTTGTATCTTGTCCCCTGGCTTTAGATACTTAGTTTCCCCTCTGTCTGCTTTCTCAAGAAGCGGTTTCCAATTTATAGGAAGCTTAAAAGGAAGCTCTTTGCCCATAACGGTCATGCCAAAAATACACCCGCTCATTTCACCATTTTCGTAAGTTTCATTGAACTTTGTTAGCCCATAATTCTTTAATATTTTCTTGATATCTGCTATGGTGTCTTCTGGGTCTTTCTTGGTAGTCTCCATATAAATACCAGAATCTTTATCAGCCATTTACGCTTTCCTCCTTATCCTTCAATGGTCAACACTCATTCTAAACCCTCCAAAACTTCCCTCGTAATAGTGGGTGTGGCGATAATGCGTATACGTAAATGATGTTTTTCTCTTCTCTTTTTATATTTACCAGCCAAAAAATCTCTAAGAGTTTGACTATTTATTCCGGTAGCATTTGCACATTCTCCAATAGTCTCATAGAAAGATATAGCGTTCCTTTTAGAATCATACACCTCAATAAGTTTCCCGCCACCAGTTAAATTATACGCCATAAGACCAGTATTATGTGCATGACGCATATTTTCATCTCTTGTTACCCACTCTAAATTGCAAGCAGAATTATTTGTTTTGTCTCCGTCTATATGATTGACTTCTTCTTTCATGTAACGGTTATTAATAAAAGCCATAGCAACGATACGATGTAATAATCTTGTTTCTGTTGTTCCATTTTTACTAAGTTTTACATATGCATACCCACGATTTTTGTGTATAACACCTTGGGTTATCTTTTGTGCTCCCGTTCTATCGTCGCATTTCATAAATCTCCCAAAAGAAGATACTTTGTAGTATCCGCGCCAACCCGGTACCCATCTCCATTCTTCCTCAATTGGTACCATGCCTTCGCCGTGACAGGTGGGACAAAGCTCTTCCCAATCCCCAAGACAGAACGAACATTTATAATGTTCATAATCCTTACATGAATCATGATATATACTTTCGCAAAGCCTGACACGACCAATCCCCTTACACTCCGGGCACGTCTCACGGATTTTTATTGTGTCAGTCATGGGTTAACCTCCTTAAATGCTTTGGCAAATCCTTGGCTACATAGTGACCTAAAAGCGCTATCGGAATCCACCAATGAGATAAACGGCTTAAATTCAGGAATATTATATATTGCCGATTTATGAAAAAAAGCAAAATTAGGACGACTTCGTCCAGGTCTAATATATAAAGTATCGTTTTTAGGAACATCATCCCATGAATGAAACAGTTTAACTGGCGTATTAAAAGAACCCCATAACGCTGTTTTCTTCGTCCACGGACTACCAAAGTTCCATGGGTCATATATAAATTTTGGTATCCCGAGATAATTTTTAAGCATTCCTGTGGCTGGATTCTCTATAACATACCAAGCAGGGGATGCTTCTTCAATTATTCTCAAACATTCCCCGACCATCCATAACCCTTTTGTTGGATCAATTCCGTTTGAGTATCGAGCAAATGAGAAATGTGTACATTCTGGGTTAGCTATAATTCCATGAATGGGCCTATCGTGATGATAGTTCTCAACGCCGATATCTTTCCCTACTTTTACTACCATATAGTTATTATCACAACTATATGGATAACTATCGCTACCAATATCGGCGCATAGATGAAGTATTGTTTTCATCCCTCAACCTCCTGTATTGTGTCAATCATTGCCAAGCCCGCTATTGCCAAAAGTAGCACACCGGTAAAACTCTAATTCTGCACGATCGCCAGGCCCATAGGTGCCTTTCGTGTAGCAAATACCATCTTTGAGTAACGCTTTATTAACCGCCCCACGAATTGTTTCTATGATTTCATGATCGGCTATAATTCCATTGCCGGACTCTATAGTAATTTTCATCCCTTGAACTCCGTATTATTTATAAGCTATTCAAGATGCTTATATGCTCTTTAATACTTTCTGAAGCGCCTCCTGACAGGCTTTATGATATTTTATCTGGTTTTGCGCGCGGTATTTGTAAAACTTTGCCGCTTCCTTATAGGTTGGAAAATAGCGGCGCAAATCTGTTACTTTAGCTTCCCTGTGATTTTCAAATACTACAAAATTATTTGTCAATCTTACACACTCAACCTCCTTAATGCCGGTTGACGATACTTCTTTACCAAAATGTTGCATCCTAATCTTGTATATTTTCATCGCTTAGCTCCTTTTATTGTGCCATTCATGATAATAGCTCCCTTGTCTCTTCCCATGACAACCCTGTGGCTTCTTTCAAAGTAGCTTTATGATCACGCAACTCCTGCATCTGCGGGGCAGATTTATCTATATCATACTCGTAGCATAAGGATTCTACGATATCAATGTAGCCTATTAATGCTACGAGCATTTTGCATTTAAGCTCATCCCATCCATCTTTACCAGGTACAATACCCAGTTTTTCGGCTATGCTTTTACTACCCATTTACAACTACCTCCTCTTGCCATAAAGGATTATACATCTGCTCTACTGCTTTCTGCCTGTAGCCAACAACTCTACCACAGTGGACCCACATATAGTGGTAAAACCAATTCCCCTTTCCATCAGTGAAATTACCAGTATCTGATCCTTCTGCAAGATACCATCCATTCTCGACAAGCCAGTACATCATTTTCTCAAGCGGTAAGTATCGCTTTTCCACCTTTGGTGATGATTTATGCAAAACCTGCTCCAACTTATCATGATTAACACCGAGTGCAAAACGAATATAACGTTCAAGAATATACAATTTACACAAAGCTTCTTTATATTCTGAGCAAACTTTAGGATCATCCATTGCCGCAGATACCCATGGACCTAATGATACAACTACATCAGACGCCGTTAAAAGAAGCTCAGGTAGCCATGTTATAGCACGCATATCATTACTACTCGGCACTTTACAAACAATCTTTCCACCATACTCTTTCGCATCATAATCATCTGTTCTCTCTTCGCTACTAATAATGGTATAATCATGCCCATTATCCGCTCTGATCCACGGACCTTTTGTTATACCAAACCAAGATAAAAACGTATTCAACTCTATACCTAACATCACTCGGCCTCCTTACCTAATTTAATTCGATCGATAAGCATGAATATTACGAACATAGCAAACGGTGCCATAATGTCGTAAAAGACAGAAGGAATCAAATACACGATAAAGCGTATTTTATCCACGCTTACTCCTCCAAGCATTTGTGATAGGAAGTCGTAAAACGTCCGGCTTTTATCCCGAGCCTGGCCCACAGTTGAATCACTACCGGCGAGCGATATGGACACTTCAGACAAGCGTTCTTCTTTCTGTCTTTTTGATTCTGTTAGTATATTTATTGACTCTTGGTATTCATCCTGTTTTGTCCAGTAGCGAGTTTGTAAGTCTGAAAGATATCCTGTGTACTGCCGAAGTGAAGATGCATACTGGTTTACCTGGGACTGTATAGCTTTTCGCAGGTCTTCTTCCTGTACATACGGGAGCCTTGCTTCAGCTTTTGACTTACTGTAGTTAAGATCATTTATTGTCTTTTGATACTCCTCTTGTTTTTTATCAGTGTCTTGTCTTAACGTTTCCATAAGAATTGCGTATTCTTTCAGACTTGCTTCATCCTTTGCAAGTTGTGCCTCAAGAGCTATCTTTTCTGCTGCCAGCTTACTGTTTTCAGTTATTTCCTCTGTATATGCCTCATTCACAGCGCTTGCTTTAAACTGTTCGTAGTTAACTGCTGTTGTTGAAAACATAGAGTAGCTCACCGTAATAATACTGAACAAGATAAAAAGAATGGCGATCACCCATCCTCTTTTGATAGATTTCTTCACAAAGAAAAATCTGGCCGCTGTCGGAGAAGTACTTGAAAAAAGTACCATCATGCACCCTGTAGCTATGGCAACAATGATTGGCTTACGACTCATAATAAGGAATAATGATCCATGGTACCCGGACATGATCATGCTGCCAAGTCCAATTACAAAAAGTACTCCTATAATGATATAGACAGTAGAAATACCGGAAGAAAATACATTCTTACTTAGAGGTTTAGGCTTCTTCGGCTCTTCCGTAATTTTAGGGGCCTCAATCTTCTTAGACAATTTAGCCGCTTCTTCCAATCTTGCCATACCTTTTTTCTTCCGAAGATATCCTGTGGTCAGTGCATATCGGTAGTCATAAGTGCCTTCCAATTTTCTCACAAGCTCCTCCAACGATGAAAGCTCTTCATCTTGGAATTGCTTTTTTGTAACTGTTGCCCCATTCTCAAATAGTATAATATTCTTACCCACTATGTACTTTAGCTTCAAGTCGTCTGAGTAGTGCTCCGTAGGTTTACTCATAAGGTCCACCCTCCTGTAGCCATTGTGCAAACCGTGTCAGGTATGCTTCCTTATCTTTATTTTGCTCTGTGCTGTTATAAAGCCACACATCAGCTTCATCCCCAAAATACTCTTCAATTTCTTCTTTCCATTGTCTGCACACAGTATGCGTAGGAGCAATGATGAGTGTTGGCAGGTTTTTCTTCTCAGCCAATAGAATACCGACTAAGGTCTTTCCTGTGCCACAATCTGCTATAACCGCAGATATTACAGACTTCCAAAACCTCGAAACGGCAGTGTCTTGCCAAGAATAATGTTGTTTTTCACTCAATAGTATGCCCTCCATAATCATAGCTCAGCAGTGCTATTATGTCAATTAAAAAGGAATAATTCCTTGTTATTCACACTCTCGATCAAATTAAGCCCGGTTTTAACTCGCTCTATTGTTCTTTCTTCAACAGAATCTCTTACCACGATAAAATAGGCAAACTTATTGTGTGTCAGTTGCCCTCTCAAAATACGATGGTTACTTTGATAAAAAGTTTCCACTTCCGCACTGAGGCAAACATTTACCTCATAATTACAATTAGCCAGACAATTAAGCCCATAAGCTCCCTTTTTCTCAGCTGCCAGGAATACCCTTGCTTTTTTAGATGCAAACAAATCCTCAGCTTCCTTTGTTGCTTTCTTAGTAAGCTGTCCGTAATATTTTACCCAGGTAATCTTGTCTTTAGTTAGCCTATCACGTATTTTATCAAGTATCCTGGTCCTTGTGGACCATATGATTACCTGCTCTTCTCCGATTTCATCAAGTAGTTCCATAAGCTCATCGATCTTAGGGTTATCTTTAAACGGTTTATAATCAATAATTCTTTTGCCCTTATTATCTACTTTCCCTGTATCAATAGGTTCATCTCCATTGCAGATATCTTGTAACCGATGCAAAAGATCAAGAGCCGCAGCTTTCCCAATTGTGTAGTTGTCCGTGAATTGCAGCGTAACAAGCTCATTACCAATCTTTTTAGCCTTCGCAGACAATTCTACTTTTCTGATGATAGGATCGATAACGTGCCTTTCAAATCTTGTATCAAACACATCCGATC